TGGTGGAGTAACCGCGTAAAGTGGTGAACATCATGTCAACATCAGAAAATCGCTTCTACGTCTATGAGCATCTTCGCTCAGACACGGGGGCTGTTTTCTATGTTGGAAAAGGCACTGGAAAGCGTTATGCAGTCCGAAGTCATCATCATAGAAATGAATTTTGGCAGAGGACTCAGCGTAAGGCCGGCGGGTTTTATGTCCGCATGGTTGCAACCGATCTTGATGAAGAACTTGCATTCTTGATTGAACAAGAACGCATATCTCAACTTCGCATGACAGGTATCAGGCTATGCAATCTTACAGATGGTGGTGATGGAACTTCCGGATGGGCGAAGACGAAAGAATGGCGAGAAAAGGTCGGCGCGGCACATCGCGGTAAAGTTGTTTCTGCTGATGTGCGTGCAAAAATCTCAGCGTCTGTGAAGGCGAATGGTTTTACTCACACGGAAGAAATGCGTCAAAAAATGTCAGATGCCCACAGAGGAAAAAAACGTTCTCTCGGATATAAACACACTGATGAATGGAAGTCTGCGCAGCGTGAGTGGGTTACAGGAAACAAAAGTAGAACTGGTCAAACGCGAAGCAACGAAGAACGCAAAAGGGCATCTGTCGCACTTAGTGGGCGCATTCAAACAAAAATTGAATGCCCACACTGTGGGAAAATTGGCGGAAATGCAATGCGTAGATGGCATTTTGAAAATTGCAAGGCGAAATCATGACCCAAATTAGCATCCTTAACGGCATCTATACGGACAACGGGCCAGACCTGCGCACGTCTTACCCTGTGAACCTTGTTCCAGTGCCGAAGAATAGCGGCATCGGTGCAGGATTCCTGCGGCCTGCTGATGGCATCGTGTCCAATGGAACAGGGCCTGGTGTTGATCGAGGGGGGATCAATTGGAATGGCACATGCTATCGTGTCATGGGCACCAAGCTTGTGACCGTAGCAAGCAATGGGACTGTGACCGTACTCGGAGACGTTGGAGGGCCTGTTGATAGCCTAGTCACGCTTGATTACAGCTTCGACCGACTGGCCATCGTATCAGGTGGCCGTTTGTATTATTGGAATGGAGCATTAACCCAAGTTACTGACCCAGACCTCGGCGTTGTTCTTGATGTCGTTTTCGTCGATGGCTACTTCATGACGACTGATGGCACAAGCCTGGTTGTTACGGAGCTGACTGACCCTACCCAGGTCAACCCGCTGAAGTATGGATCTTCTGAAGTTGATCCTGATCCATTGCTTGCCGTGTTGAAGCTGAGGAATGAAGTCTATGCGCTAAACCGTAACACTATTGAAGTGTTTGATAACGTTGGCGGTGACTTCTTTCCATTCTCTCGGATTGATGGTGCACAGATTACCAAAGGCGTTATCGGTACTCATGCGTGTTGCGTCTATCTTGAGATGATTGCGTTCCTTGGCAGTGGGCGTAACGAGGCTCCCGGAATCTATCTGGGAGCAAACGCACAGGCTCAGAAGATCAGCACTCAAGAGATTGACGATATTTTGCTGAACTACACTGAGGCAGAACTATCAGAGGTCAAGCTAGAGGCTCGCAACGACAAGGCTCATCAGCAGCTATATATTCATCTGCCTGATCGAACGGTTGTCTACGATGGGGCGGCTTCGCAAGAGCTAGAGCAAGCAGTGTGGTTCACGCTGACCACATCGACGAATGGGTTTAGCCAGTATCGGGCTAAGAACATGGTTTGGGCCTATGATCGCTGGCTGGTTGGTGACCCTCAGTCATCAAGTGTTGGTTATCTGATCGACACCATTAGCACGCACTGGGGCCAGATTGTGCGGTGGGAGTTTGGAACAATGATCGTATACAACGAGAGCAACGGAGCCATATTCAACCGCCTCGAACTAGTCTCATTGCCTGGCCGTGTGGCTCTCGGTGCCAATCCAATCATCACAACCAGTTATTCGTTGGATGGGCTATCCTGGAGCCAGGATAGACAGATCAGAGTTGGCACCATCGGAGACACCAAGAAGCGGCTTGTGTGGTTCCAACAGGGCGCAATGAGGAGCTGGAGAATTCAGCGGTTCCGCGGAGACAGTCAAGCGCATGTCTCATTCGTGAGGCTTGAGGCTCAAATTGAAGGGCTGGTGAACTGATGGCAATGAAAAAGCTAGGTCTCACTCGCGATCAGCTTGCATCGTTTCTCAGTGACCATGAGAAGGTTAAGCAATTCGAGAACCTTTTCGGCACCACAAATAAGCTGATAGACATCACTGAAGGTACGGCAATCGAGGCTGGTGGGGCATCTGCTAACGCCAATCTTGCGCTGGATCTAGTTCAGAAGTTGGCTCAAGATTCTGCTATAGGTGCCGCTGTTGCTGACATCAAAGCGGAAGAAGCATTATCACAAATTGATAACCTACAGAAACAAACATCAATTGATTTAGCATTCATTGAGAACAAGGCAAATCACGTTTTAACTTTGCTTGACAAGGTTTCTAAGGATGTTGAGGGCCTGCAGATGATCCCGCCTCCACGGGAGTTCAAAAGATCCAGATATGGATCTTTCTACGACACAACGACTCAGACGGCTACGGTTATCAACACTGCAAAAGCAATCACATTTAACACAACCGACCTGAGTAGAGGGGTTTATATTGGATCCCCGACTTCGCGTGTTTATGTTGACACAGATGGAATCTACAATTTTCAGACAAGCATTCAGCTAGATTCAACAGTTGCTACAGCAGAAGCTTTCTATTTGTGGTTTAGGCTCAATGGAGTTGATGTAACAAACTCGGCAAGTCAGGTACGAGTTCAAGGGAACAACGCCGAGATCTTTGTTGCGCTTAATTACTTTTTTGACCTGAAGGCCGGAGACTATGTGGAATTGATGTTTTCTGTCAGCAATCTAGGCGTTCAGTTATTGGCGTCTGGAGCTGTTGCTCCGCATCCTGGCATACCATCAATAATTCTCACCGTCTCAAACAACATCGGAGGTATTCAATAATGACAGTCACACCTAAAACTCTAGTAGCCCCCAAACAGATGGAGGCTACCAACACAACGCAATACACAGCGACGCTTTGCAAGGCGCTGATTGACAAGGCGACCGTGACCAACACTGACACAGTTAACCGCTCATTCAGCGTCAACCTCATCCAGTCTGGCGGGTCTGCGACCAATGCAAACCTTATCATTGATGATCGAACCGTTGTGCCTGGCGAGACGTACAATTGCCCAGAGTTGATTGGTCACGAACTTGATCCTGGCGCATTCATCAGCACCATTGCCAGCGCAGCCACGGCACTCACTCTGCGCATTTCTGGGCGCGAGATCACTTAAAGGGAAGAACATGGAAGGCGCAAAGCTACCTAAGATTTTTGTCTCTCGCTTCGGAGGGCTTCCAGTTGAGGAACCATTCATCACTGCAGCAGAGAACAAAAAGAACACCAAAACGGTCATTGATGACTGGATGCTCGGGCCAGAAAAACCGACCAACGAGCGCGGAGCAAATAAGCCTTATTGGATGGCGCTGTCCAAGGCCATGCAGGTCGATGAGGCTGAAGCCCGTCGGCGCAGGTGTTCGAATTGCGAATACTACGATAATTCTGTCATGACCCAGGTGAAGATGGATCGCATCCCATGGAACGAATGGGATGTTGATGCCGGCTTCCGTGGCTACTGTGACAAGTTCGACTTTATCTGTCATGACCTAAGATCTTGTCAAGCCTGGGAAGAACGCGAGCAAGAGGAAGATTGATAAATGAGCGCCATTCAATCGCTGCATGACAACCTGACCAAGGCGTTTGGGTTGCCACCGTCATCCGTTGAATGGCTGCTGATGATCTATCAAGCTATCCAGGTTTTTGATGACGTTGCAGATGGCGACGAAGTGACGCGCCAAGAGCTTGATAAGACCATCTGGAATATGCTTGTTGCAATGCACCAGAACAAGTTTTGGCGACTGAATCAGGATGCATTGTCCCCATTGCTGTCAACTATGGTGCTCAAGTGGCAGGCGTCTGATGTGGTCGAGCGAGAAGGCAAGGCAGATGCTAAGTCTTTTGTCTGGCGTGCTGGTTACTATGATTTGGTTATTGCCTCCGTCCAGATTTGCCATGGGCCAGAGATTGCTATAAAAATGGCACCATACGTGATGGGTTTGTATGGCGAGAAATTCGAAGATTACATGAAGGAATTTAAAAATGCCTGATCCAGTAACCGGGTTGGTTGTCGGCGGAAGTCAATTGCTTGGCGGAGCAATGCAGGCTAGCGCAGCAGAAAAAGGAGCAGAGGCTCAGGCTGCGGCTTCGATGGCTGGCATTGAAGAGCAGCAGCGGCAATTCAACAAGCTTCAAGAGTTGCTCAAGCCTTATGTTGAGGCTGGCCTGCCGGCTATGCAAGCGCAGCGGGCGATGTTAGGACTCACTACTCCTGAAGAACAGGCCGCTCAAGTTGCACAGGTGCAAGCTTCTCCCATGTTCCAGGAATTGACTAGGCAGGGTGAGGAGGCATTGCTAGCGAGAGCCTCGGCCACTGGCGGATTGCGTGGTGGTGATATCCAAGGCGCACTGGCTCAGTTCAGGCCGCAGATGCTTGCACAGCAACTTGAGGATCGTTATTCAAAGCTTGGTGGCTTCACGGCATTGGGGCAGCAATCTGCTGCTGGTGTAGGCACTGCTGGAATGCGCACTGGTGAAGGCATCGCTGGCCTGTTGGCGCAACAGGGCGCGGCCCAGGCTGGTGCGGAGCTTGGAAAAGCACAAGCCTACTCTGGCTTACTTAATTTGCCTATGCAGTTTGCAGGGATGCACTTTGGATCTAAAGCCATGGGCGGAAAGGGGATTTTCTGATGGTTCAGCCAATTGATTACAGCATCAACGTCCAGAGTCCGTTTGAGGCGGCTCTTGGCGGGTTCAAGGTCGGCGCTGGCATGGCAGAGATGCAGCAGCAGCGAGAACTCGCAAGGCAAAGACAGGAGGCAGAAGCTTTAAAACTTCAACAGCAACAGATTGCAGCACAAGAGGCGGCAAGAAATAAAGGGTATTTGACTCTTGCGGCTCAATCTCTTGCAGCAATTGATTCAGGAAATCCAGATGCTGCCGTCAACCTTATGCAAGGCAGGATTGATGCAGCACGCAATTCTGGAGACGAAGAGCAGGCAAATGCACTTGGTACATGGTTGCAACTTGTTAAGTTCAATCCTCAATCGGCGTCGTCAGTTATCAACAGGCTTGTGATGAATACGCCTGGCGGAAAAGAAATGCTTGATGCTGCTAAGGTGGCAGGAGAAGAGGCTAGAAAAGCAGCTTTACAACCATCCGAATTGACTCAGGCAGAAGAAAAAGCAAAACAAGAAAGAATTAACACTCAATTTCTTGCGCAACAAAAACAAGCAGAGTTGAGAAAGACAGAAGTTGAGGCGCTTGCTCCATCTGTTAGAGAGGCAATTGACTATCAAAATTTAAGTCCTGAGCAAAAAGCATTATTTGGAAATTTGCAAATTCTGAAAAAACCTCCGGCTCCAGTTACAAACGTCAACGTATCAAATGTTATTGATAAAGCTGCAGGCGCAGAATTAGGAAAACTTGTTCCTGAACTTTATACACAAGCTAATGCATCAGCTTCATTTCTAACTGAGGTTCCAAGATACAAAAGAGCTCTTGATTTGGCGATAACTGGGCCACTTGCAAATGAAAGACTTGCTGCATCAAGGGTAAGTTCTGCATTGGGATTCGGAGGTGAAAAGGGCATTGTTGCAACAACAGAAGTTCTAAAAGGTCTTGCAAAAATGACTTTGGATGGACGTAAGACAATGCGCGGAGAAGGAGCAATTACAGAATCAGAAAGCAAATTAGCAGAAAGAGCATTTAGCGGAGATATAAGTCTCACAAAAGGCGAATTAATGTCGTTGTTTAATGCATCAGAGCGTGCCGCAAAATTCCAATATACACAAAGCAAAAAACTACTGACATCTGCTTCGTCAAAATCTCCTACTGCTGAACTTTTCTTACAGAATGTTGTGGAGCCTCCAAGATCAGAATCTGTAACTGTTGGAGGACAGACATATGAAAGGCCATCAAACTTTACAGATGCGCAATGGAATGCTTATAAGCAATCAATGGGGGTCAAATGAGTCCTGAACAATGGCTTGCCACTCAACAAGCACAACAGCCACAACCTCAAGCGGCTCCTGTTACTCAACCTCAACAGACTAAGCAGCAAGCTGCAATGTCTCCTGAGCAGTGGGCGGCTTCGCAACAAGAAAAACCAGAAATGGGGTTTTTTGAGTCAATTGGGGAAGCCATAACTGGTTCCAGAAGAACCACAGAAGAAAGCAAGACATTGCCTGAGTGGACTGGGATGCCTGAACTCAATCAAATGAGCATGGCATCATTCAAGTCTGCATTGGGAACACTTGTGTCTAATCCTGCTGAAACAGTGCAGATCATGAAAGCAAACTTCCCAAACTTGCAGATTAGGCAAGATCCAAAGGGAAATTACATCATGAGGTCTTCAATAGACCAAAAAGAATACGTTATTCCTCCAGGAGTCAGCATGGGGGACATCCCAAGGATTCTTGGTGGCGTTCTTTCTTTTACCCCTGCAGGAAGGGCAACAACTATTCCAAGAATGGCTATCGGATCGGCAGCAACTCAAGCAGCGATTGAGACTTCACAAGCGGCGACAGGTGGTGAATTTAATCCTGAAGAAGTTGCTATTGCTGGAGCGACTGCTCCAATTGTTCCTGTTATTGCTAGGACCCCAGGCGCAATCAAATCATTAGCTCAACCAATTGTTGAGCCAATCAAAGGAGCACTTGAGGCAGCAGAAAAATTCGGCGTTCGTGTTTTAACGTCAGATGTTCTTAGGCCACAAACATTCATTGGAAAGACAGGACAACAAATTGGAGAGCGTATTCCAATCGCTGGAACCGGGCCAGTGCGAGCAGCTCAACAGGCTGAACGGATGGATGCTGTCAAGAACTTGTTTTCTCAATACGGAGTAACAGGTTCAGAGAATCTTTCAGATGACATCATTCAAGATGTTGTAAAGAAAAGATCCGACATCGTTGCAAAATATACGTCAATGAAGAATGACGTATTTAATAGGCTTGATGCTGCAGGTACTGTTCCTGTAAATAAAACAGTTCAGCAGATTGACGACGAGATGATTAGGCTTAGGGATGTTACTGGAGCAGATCCTCTAATCAATCGCCTTCAAGAGCTAAAGATTAAATTACAGAATAATCCAAGCATTAAAGCTGTTGAATCAAACAGAAAAGTCATTGGTGACTGGCTGAAAGATGACAGCCTTGCATCAATCAAGACTGAAGCTCAAAAAGTTGCAAAGAAAATCTATGGACCTTTGCAAGATGATATGAGTGATTTTATTTCTGCAAATGGACAGCCACGAGACTTAGCAAAGTGGAAGATTGCAAATAAAAATCTTGCAGATTCAATTGGTGATCTGGAAAAAACAGCATTGAAGTCAGCAATAGACAAGGCAGACGTAACACCAGAACTTGTCATGAATATGCTGTTGAGCAAAAAGCCAAGCGATTCAGCATTGCTATATAAGTCTCTTTCTGATGAAGGAAGAAAAAACGCAAAAGCCGCAATCATTAATCAGGTTGCAGCTAAAGCTTCAGTTGCTGATGCAACTGTCCCAGGCGGGAAGGTCTTCAGTCCAGAGGCATTTGCAAGAGAGGTTGATAGGCTTGAACCTACAGTGAAAAACTTTTTCCGTGGTGACGAATTGAAGCAACTGCAGGGTCTTTCAAGAGTTATAACTCTGACACAAAGAGCGGCCCAAGCTGGAGTTAGTCCATCTACTGGCGCACAGATTGCACCACTTGTCACATATGGAGGATTGGCGCAATTCTTTAGCAGCCAAGGATTTGGGCCGATCGGGTCACTTCTCGGCACTGCTACATCTGTTGGCGCTATTGGTGGAGCGGCAAGAGTCTATGAATCTGCACCTGTCAGAAACATCATGATTAAGCTGGCTCAGTCTCCAAAAAATACACCAGAGGAAGCTAAATTGCTAAACAAATTAGCTCTTACCATCCAGCAGATGGAAAAAGAAAAACAGCCTCAAGAATAACGTAAACTCACACCATCAACACACGGGTGACCCATGCCAGCACTATCCATCAACGTACCTTTCCCAGTGTTCCAAGACCGTGATGGTCAGCCGTTGGACAACGGCTATGTCTACATTGGAACGCCATATCTTGATCCGCAGACTAATCCGGTTCAAGTTTATTTTGATGAGGCGCTGACCATTCTTGCAGCTCAACCACTGCGCACCATTAACGGTTACGTGTCGAATGCTGGCACCCCTGCGCAGCTTTATGTGAACGGTGTCAACTTCTCCATCAAGGTGCTTGATAGCAAGGCGAACCTGGTTTACAGCTTTCCAGATGGAAGTGGGATTAGCCCAAATGCGTCTGGTGTTCAGTATGACCCTGCAGGCGCTGGTGCTGTCTCAACAAACGTTCAAGCAAAGTTGCGTGAGATCGTTAGCGTTAAGGACTTTGGTGCCATTTGCGATGGTGTCACAGATGACACTGCATTTATTCAAACTGCTATTAACTATTGCGTCTCAAACCAAAAAGATTTATTTATTCCAGGAATGTCGTTAATCACGGCTTCATTGAATATTGACCGCCTTGTTGACAGTTCCGCCGCAGATAACTATTTCACAATTTTCTCAATGTCTGGAGGAGGAATTGTAGTTAATAGCGCAATTGCTATGTTCTCTACTACACTTGTCAATCCAAGCGACCCAAATCTTCCTGTTTCTCAAATGATCCGTTTTAGTGGGTTGATATTTGAGTCAACAAATAGTGCAATTTCCGCATATGTTCTTGATCAGAATAAATTTCTTAGAGTTTTATTCGAATCTTGTAATTTCCGTAAAATTAAATGTTTGAACGCTCCAGCAGGAAAGTTGACTCAAACAATTACTTTTCAAAACTGTCAAGCAAGAAGATGGAGCGGAACATTTTTTAAATCAGATGAAGCAACATTTGATTTAAAAGTTTTGGGTGGCCTTTGGGAGGCTGGCGGAGATGGTTTTGATATTGACTTTCCTGTCGGCACTGCATTCATTGGGGCAAACATCGAGGGGATGGCTGTATTTGCTATTAAATACACCGGCGGATATGCGCTGACTGTTCAAGGTTGCTATTTTGAAGAAAATGGTAATAACAATGCGAATGGATGTTCTATTGATGGATCAGCTGGCACAGGTGGCGCTGGTAGTGAAGCTGTTTCAATAATCGGAAATTACTTTTCTGGCGACACAGATACTCCGTCAAAGCCTCAAATTAAGTGGGGAGATGACGTTACAGCAGTGTCAACTGGAAATCTTTGTTCTACCACATTACACCAATTCGGAACAAATTCACGGGTCAATATTGTTTCAGATTACGCTAGAACTGCTATTTCAACAAACGATGCCACAAGTTATAACGGCATTAAAAATGATTTGCAAATTGGGTCAGTTTTCAGGGCGGAAAGCAATTATACATACGGTGGAATCATAAGGGCTTCTTTTGTTGGCGGGAGCGGTGGATTTTTAAGGCTTCGCTCATTGCAAAATAAAGTTGAAAGCTCAACTGGTCTAGACATTGATGATAATGGAAATGTTAATATCACTGGCAACGGTTCTCTTGCTGGATATATTGATATAAGTGAAATATCAACTGCATCACTTCCCGCAGCAAATAAAGCTAGACTTTACACTAGGGATAATGGTTCAGGAAAAACGCAGCTTGTTGTCCAATTTCCAACTGGATCAGCTCAGGTTATATCTACAGAGCCTTAAATTTTAATATTAAGTCGGAGCAAGTAAATTGGACAATCAAATGATCTTCAACGCAGCAGTCAGCCTTGCTGGTTTCCTTGGGGGCTGGGTTCTGAACAACATTTACAAGGCCATCGAGCGTTTGGAGGAGGAGGCAAGAACCTCTCCAGCAAAATACGTCAGGCGCGATGACTATCGAGAAGACATGAACGAGGTGAAAAACCTTCTCGGCAAGATCAGCGATAAGTTAGACAAAAAAGAGGACAAAAGATAATGCTTACCCTACTCAGCACAATCGTTTCGTTTCTAGCGGGTGGATTGCCTAGGTTCTTGGAGTTTATGAAGGATCGCAGCGACAAGAAACAGGAGATTGAGCTGTTAGGGATGCAGATCCAGAGAGAGCTTGAACTCCGAAAGCTAGGCTTTGATGCTGAGGCCAAGTTAGAGGAGATCCGCTCCGCTCAGTTGGAAATGGATATTGCAAGCCGCGAAATCCAGGCAAGAATCGGCGCACAAAGCGACGAAATGAAGGCCATTTATCACCATGACGCAGCTATCGGAGAAGGCGCAAGTAGGTGGGTAATTGACCTTCGCGCATCTGTGCGGCCCGTTGTCACTTATGGGTTCTTTATCCTCTTGGTGCTGATTGACATCGGCATTTTCTTTTATGGTGTGGCTGCTGGCGCATCGTTCGTTGATGTTTCTGCGCAGCTTTGGGATGAGAACACCCAGGCGCTATTTGCCTCCGTAATAGCATTCCATTTTGGTGGGCGGGCCTTCGGCAAATGAAGACTTCAGAAGCCGGAGTCAACCTAATCAAACACTTTGAGGGTGTCAGGCTCAAGCCATATAGGTGCCCTGCTTTGCTCTGGACTGTTGGCGTTGGTCACGTTCTGTACCCGAGACAGCACCACTTAACCCTTGAGGAGCGTATGCATTTCCAGCTTGCTCCAGCTCACAACCGTACATTCACACAAGAGGAAGTCAATGATCTACTCAGAAATGATCTTCGTCGGTTTGAGCGAGGTGTTAAAAGACTATGCGGAAGAAGCACAACGCAATGTCAATTTGATGCTCTGGTTAGCTTCGCTTTCAACCTTGGGCTCGGTGCACTTCAGCGGTCAACGCTCAGAAGAAAGCACCTCAGAAAAGACTACGCTGGAGCAGCCAGCGAGTTTTTGAAGTTTGTCCGAGCAGGCGGAAGAATCCTGCCCGGGTTACAACGGCGTCGTATTGCTGAACGACTTTTATACGTAAAGCATCACGATACCGGTGATGCTGGCGATGATTAGAACAATCATCAACAGGCTTGCCGCCATTGATGCGATTCCTTCAATCTCGGTTGGTTCGTTCCATTCGAAATCTGGAACGCAATCACATTGACGACCTTGACCACAGTTACCGTTACATTTCATCATCGTCCTCTTTCAGTCGTTGAACAATCAGAGTTGAATAGCCTGCGATGTCATGCCAACTATCGGCGTAGTCAGCATCTCCGTTGATGATCCTGGCGATCTTGTGACAGATCATCTCTAGGGCCTCTTGCTGGTCTAGTGCAAGGATCTTGCCTCGATGCTTGAGGTGAGTACGGATTACAAGCTTGAGATCTTGTGAGACCTCTGCATGTCCCGAAAACTTGCCGTATTTCTGGCCACGTTCCTGCAATGTTCCTTCCACGTCTGACATACGTTTCCTTTTGATTGAGTCTCCGCAAGCAGCCAACGCTTGCCTAGTTGCCGAACAGCACGAACCCACTGACGCTGGTTGTGCCGGTTTACATCCCGTGAAACCGAACTGCTGTTCCACAGCTTTCTAACAAGTCTCAGGGCTTTTGTATTCATGATTTGGCGGTGGTGTCGGGCTCACCCGAACTTACCTTTTCAGACCACCATATCTGTTAGTCGATCATAGAGTCAATGATGTCATTGCGACACGTCATCACCAAACGACCAAGATCCTCCAAGGTCATGAGACCTTTTTCTACCTTGTTACAGGCTTCAACGAACGTGATGGTGTCGTTCTCCATCTCATCGGAAACATCATCAATACGAAATTCAGCAATGAACTGAAATTCCTCTTCATATTCCTTTTCGTCTTGTTCCATTTGGTCAAGGTACTTGTTGGTCTGGTTGATGATGTAGCACATTTCGGAAGCTCCGGGTTGTGTGTTGCGATGGGTTCAATTGTGAGTGCGTTCACATTCCATGTCAAGGTGTTCTAGGATGAACTCACCAATCTGTTGTTTCGCGTCGTCACATCCCTTGGCAACAAGGCAATGGTATTGATTGGCTTCCAAGTAGCTGATCCAGTCCTTCTGATCCTGGCTCAACACCCCCCCTTTCTCCCGCTTCATCTCCACCCAAAGTCCCCAGGCTGGGATGAAAAGATCAGGAACACCCCTGCACACACCCTCAGACTTCAGACGTGTTGCCGTTGTGATCGTCCTGGCTCCCCCGTTTGGGATGGCAAAAATGCGGGTGCCTGGGAAACTTTTCCGGAACCAACTGACAAACTCGCGTTGTTCCTCGTGTTCTGTTCTTATTCTTTCCATTGTTCCATCACCTTTTTGATTTGATCCAACTGCATCTGTACTTCAACCAGTTTGTAAAGAGTGTCTCTGTACCCATCCCACGCCTTCTCTGCCCGTTGCCTCTCCGCCTCTAGCAGGCGTTGCAATCGTTCAAATTTGAGTTGCTCAGTTTTGGTCAAAATGGGATCTCCTCAAACCAAGATGGACACTGATCTATTGACCCGGCAAAATCTTTCGGCACCTTCTCATCGAACATCGTGCAGTAGTCGTGATCGGCGAAATGGTCGCATGTGTAACAACATTTCGGTGGGTACAAACCTTTCTTTGCTTCCTTGATCTTCTCTCGGTACACCTTGACAACGTGTGGTTCACTCATTGATCCCCCATTCTCGGTTGATGACACGAACAAACTTACCCTCTTTGCGGTACTCCACCGCGCTCGGCGGCTTGGATTGCGTCATGATCTTGGCGCATTCGTCTAGGTCCTCGTGAGACCCGATAGGCGCACCTGATTTTCTGGCCATATCCATAAACGTCCTGATCGCTTTTTCTCCCGCGTACCCGTCATGTGTAACTGTCAGATACTCAGTTACCGGACGGTCGCTCAGAGCGCCGTAATACGTCACTGCGAACATCTCTTTACCAGAGGCCTTGCTTGTGTGCTTACGCCAGATCCAAGACCTTACGGACATCTGTGTGCCCTCAATGCCCATGATATCGTCAACGTGGAGCGTCAGTGGCTTTTTTTCTGGTTCAGGGAACGGAGCACCACAAGCTGGGCATTTTCTCGCGGAGATCGGGCACAGCTCGTTGCAAGCTTCGCACAACTTCACCGGAGCCTCACCATTACCTGAGCCTGCCTTTTTGGGCGGCTGCACTGCTGTTATAGGGCCATGTGTGGCCACTACCCCGGCAAAGTCCAGCACCAAACAGTGGTCGGTGTGACTCTTTGGGCGCATTCCTCGGCCTGCCATCTGAACGTATAGGCTTGGGCTCATGGTCGGGCGCAGCATTGCAACTAGATCAATATCAGGATAATCAAACCCCGTAGTTAGCACATTCGCGTTCGTCAATGCCCTGATTTTCCCGGCTTTGTAGAGCGTCAAAATGCGTTCACGCTCCGCTTTCGACGTATCCCCTGTCACGCACTCCGCAACGATCCCGAAGTCTTGCAGCACATCTCGCACGTTCTCAGCATGGCGCACCCCCGCACAAAAGAACAACCACGCTTTACGGTCTCCAGCGCGTTCAATCACTTCCTTGACTGCAGCAATGTTGTTCTCGTCCGTGTCCACGGCGGCTTGCAGCTCGGATTCAATGTATTCGCCTCCTCTTTTGTGTACGCCATCGACATTTAACTTTGACGTGGTTACTTTTGAGCGAAGTTGCGACAGGTGCTTTTTCTGAATCAGTTCCTGAATACTTACCGGCTCAATCAAGTCTGAGAAGATCGCGGGCTTATCAGTGATAAGCCCGTGACCAAGCCTCCATGGGGTTGCAGTCAGCCCGATGACCCGCAGATTTGCATTGATGTCTTTCAGATCAGACAACAGCGTTCTGTACCCTCCTTCGTCTTTGTGGCCGACAAGGTGGCACTCATCAATGATCACCAGATCCACGTGGCCAATTAGGTGCGCCTTGTCTCGCACCGACTGAATTCCTGCAAACGTAATCGGCTCCCCGAGTTGCCTCCGTCCAATGCTTGCGCTATAAATACCCATTGGCGCCCCTGGCCAATGGAGTCGCATTTTCTCCGCGTTTTGCTCAATCAACTCCTTCACATGAGTGAGCATCAGCACCCGGGTTTCTGGCCAGTTCTGCAAGGCATCCTTGCACAGAGCCGCGACGATGTGGCTTTTACCTGAGCCAGTCGGAAGCACTAGGCAAGGGTTCCCCTCGTTACCGTTGCGGAACCATTGATAAAGATGCTCGATTGCGCGCTGTTGATAGTCACGGAGCATTACCCGCCCTCCGGAAACATCATTTCCAAAGCATCCGCCACAGCCTGTTGAATCACCGGCCAATTGTCTCTATCAATCCAGGCTCTGATCTCAATGCTGGCGGCAGACTCATCCACCAGTTCCATCGTGAAAACGGCACCATCCTCATCAAATCCGTCAATTTTTGGCGGAATCAATTTGATCTTCATGCTGCAATTTCCTGTGTTTGAGGTGCTTTCGGTTTCCGGGTGCACCGTTTAGAGTCTCCTGCCATCATCTGCACCAACTTTAGTTGTTTCTGCTTCTGTCGGTACCGTTGAGATTTTTCAACGTCAGTCAGTATTTTCTTCTTTGCGTCAGGTTTTGATCCAAGCTTATAAATTCTTATTGGATCTTTTGATTCTGGCCGCTTGTCCCATTTGCAGATGTGCAGCACCCCCTCTCTGTACATCTCGCGGGTGTAATGCAGAACGGTCACGTAGTGCAGGCCCGTTTCCTCGGCCAGCTCCTGGCATGTATAGTCGCCTTCCATCAAGTGTTTCATTAGCTGGGCCATCATCAGAGCATTCACCTTGATGATTTTGCGGCCCTTGTTGCAGGGTGGGGCAGGTCTTGGCATGTGATGTCCTCAGAATTTGATATTGAACCCGATATAGTTCGGTGCAACGACGATGCTAGAACCACAGCCTGCGGCGGCAGTCACTGAAAAATCCTTGAACGATGGTGTATGACGATCCCGATGCTTGCGGTCGTAAATCTCTTTGGCCAGTCCCACAGCAGCCGCAGCGGCGCAACCATAACGCCAATCGTCCGTGATCTTTGTGAACACTGCTCCGGTCGTAGCACCTACGACAGCGTGTTGCCACTTGTCTTTACCGCCCCAGGACTCGGCCTGGGCTTGTGTGGCAAACAGCAGTACAAATGCAATCATTGTTCTCATTTATCCGGCTCCTTGTCGTTCAAAACTTGCTGGTAATTCATCCCGGCATCAAAGCCTTCTAAGAAGGCCCTGGCCCTGAGCAGACGGGCAAACTTTCTAAGCTTCTCAAAGTCCTCATCCAAGAAGCCGCATTCCCAGGCAAGTTGGTCTATTGAGTCTTCTTTCATTTCTCACCTCTTAGCTTTTTTGATCGCTCGATGGTGCACGCTGTAAATCCATGTACCTAACCTGAAGCCGATTCCAAGCCCAAAAAAAACCCCGCTCAAAAAATCAAGTAAGTTCATTCCTCACCCCCTATCCCGTGTGCTCGCTCAATTGCTCGGGCGAATGCTGGCGCTGATTGCGGAGCAATGCTAGCGCTGCCCCATGTATCCGCCGTCAGTTTTGTAATCTCCTCATCCGTCAGTGGCTCCCGTTCAGGCTGCGCCACCGGCTGGGGTGGGGCACGATGTCCTACTGGTTCGCCTTGATCAAACAGCACTTCACGCAGCACCCAGCCGTGATATTCAACCGGATCTACTGCGTCAACCACGTCCTCATCCGTTAGCGGCCCCGTTTCAGGCTGCGCCAATGCCTCACGCAAAATCTGCACAGCATTCATCCACGCATCCCCAGTCTCCCAGCTCATATTTGCTGGATGTATCTTTGTAAGCGCATCAAGAGCTTGCGCCACTGCTTCTTTAAGTGTTGTCATATAACCCCCTTTACTATTTGCTTACTGCTAGTCACCCCGGGCCCAGGTTCACCATTCACCACCTCGCGCCCATTCACTAGATAAACCGCTCTCCACCCGTTCTCATCACTGCCATTCATCTTCCACGGCACTAGATCAGGGTGCAGTACGTGAGAGGAGCAGCCTTGGTGCTGCCAGTCCTCGGGTATGTCATTGCCCCATTTCGCACACTCCCACGCACCTGATGCCGTTGCTGTTGAATGTGCGCATGTACGGCAATTGACTTCCTTCGTCAGCTTCGTTTTGTGGCAGAACTCATGTGCTGCACAAAACTTGCATTCGTACCAAGTTGGGTCACTGCTCAAAGGCTCTGGCATCCTGTCTGCTTGCGCAATTCGTCTGCCTCTGTCAACCAGCTTTTCGGCTGCGTTATGATCGTAGTGTAGCCGCTCTGTGTAAATTCTGTCATCGTTTTTACAAATGGCCACATACAACGCTCGGTGTATCCCTAGGCCATGCATGTAGACCTGCATTTGCGCCCAATGCATCGGCTTAGACTTCTGAACACCTTGGGACAAAAGATCCTCAAAACTCTTCAGTGCATGGGTCTTAAACTCCGCCACATGTCTCGCCTTCGGAGCATCTGGAACTCCAGATTCAATAATCCCGTCTAATGAGCCAGACACATGAGAGCCAAAATCCACCCTGGCCTGTCCGTCCATCTTTTTGAATACGATCCCGATAGCCTCTAGATCGCTGATGATCGTTGCCTCCTCCATCTGGCCACGGCGGAACAGGCGCAGAATCCGCCCCTCAAACTTCTCAATCACCGCCCAGCGGAACGACAACCACAGCCACCGATCACACGGGTGACCCAGCATCGAGGCTCCCATGTGCGGCCTGGGTCGTTCTTGCGCTGCCTCGTGCGCAGCGTCTATTGCTTCAACGATTTTGTCTTTGACTATAATTTGCGCCATAATTAACCGTCTCCTCTCCTTTTGAGTTGCTAAGCCCCCCTTGCAGGGGGCTTTTTTTTGCTTACTTCTTAGCCCCCCATGGAGGGGCTGCCTTAAATGCCGATGGCGCCTCGGGTGCTGAGGTAGGAATAGATGGAATTGAACCCCCTTGAACGGCCTTGAAGCCCTTCACTTCGTTGCGTTCACCGTAACGGTCGTCCTCTTTGACATTCAGCTTGATGACCAGATCCTTGCCAATCAACTGATCGGTGTCGGACAGGTGCACGACCCCGGTTGCACGAATAAGCTCTCCGAGCTGCTTCATTCCGATTTCTTCGGTTTCCGGGTTCGCATTTTTGATGTTGATCATCCCCCAGACTGCTCGGCCTTGATGAGTCGGGCCTGTGACTGTGTACATGATGTTGATGTATTCGCCAGTGCCTGACTTTGTGGGCTTAACCTCAGCGCGACTGATAGTTGCTGAGTACCAGCCAGCCGGAAGAACCCCATAGTTGTTTGTGGGTTGTGGAAGTGATTCAACAGAAAAAGATTGTGATAAGCGAGCCATGGTTCAGTCCTTTCGAGTTATGGCGTATGACGGCCTTCCGGCCGTTGTGGTAATGGCGTCCAGAAGTGGAGCAGTGATCGACTCATGAGCAGCCTTCCAGGCTGTCATGTTGATCTCTGGCTTCCATCTGAACAGACTGCTCAGGTGTTCGGACAATCCGGATTCCTGGGCGAGTTCCTGAAGTTTATCAGCATTGACCTTTCGATCAAGCCGACCAACGATCTTTATTTTGTACTGGCCAACATCCTCATTTTTAGTGCCTTCAAGGTCCTTCGGGATCGCCAAAGCCTTTGTGAGTTGATCCTCAATCTCTCGGCGTCTGGCGATCGCCTGAGCCTCAAAAGCTTTCGCCTCCTCCCAGTCGCTCGCCAGTTTTTCTAAGTTTGTCATAGATACCTTCCAATTGTTGCGGCTGCGTTCACAATCGCGGTCCTAGTTGCTGTGTACGGATCTTGGCCACTCTCCGGCCCGTAAAACTGAGCCATGCGCTCATCTCTGTCTGGCTGGTGATAGATGTTTCCGGACACGTCCACCGCGTTCAGATTCCAGTTGTGGCGGACACTGAACTTCAGCGCGACCATCAGGCGGAATGCGTCCCTGTCGTCACGTAGCGGGTCCCATTTCGTGAACGATGTCGGATCACCGTACCCATACGAGCCCACATCATGATTGAACCAGACATCTAAATTGACGGCACGCCCGGCCAGTTTCAGCGTTTCTTCATTCATCTTGCAAACACTCCCAGTGTGTTCCTATGTCGTCACGAGAACGAATTTTCTCGGCCAGGTCTTGCGCGGCAAAAAGCTTTCCGCCCGTGAAATTGTCCCGAGGGAACTCGGTCGGATCTTCCTGCATAGCGTAGTCATCGCACATCCTGGCTATCTGCTCTCGCTCAATGCGGGCTATTGCCTGAGCGAATTTGATTGCTACAAGCCCCCAATCTAGGTCCTGGTTTTGAAGCTGGGTGTACCTCCAAATTTCTAAGATGTCGTGATTCGTCATGATTGTTTAGGTCTCAATTTTTTTAATAATCGCCCCAAGGTCAGGGCCTTCCCACATTTCAAGCTTCCCGCTCCGATCTTTGGCCAGCCAAAGCCCGTCAGAATCGCACATTAGAGCCCGTTGCGTGTTTCCTTCCGCATCTCGCTCTACCCTCAAGGCAAGCACCTCGTCAAAGAAATATGGCAACTGCTGTCCGGTTTTGTTGCCCGGCATACTTGGCGAATAGAGAACCCGACCCATCTCGTCTTGGGTCTTTTCCAATTTCGCGCTCATGTAAACATGGCGACCCGGCAAGTCGCGGAAGGCTCTTATGATGTCTGCCATTTGCTCTTGCATTGCGCCATAAGCCTGCCTGGGATCTTTGGTGGCTTTCTTCTCGGCGTTCAGGACGACCTCGGCTATTTCGCTGATGCTGTCCAGGGCCACAGATTGAAACTCTTTAGCTTCGGACGATTCTGTTATCCATTGCCAAGCCTCCCGCAAACTGGCCATGTCGCTTATCTCTATGTAGGGCACGTCAGCCCCTGCAATCGAGAGCAATCCGCCCTCGGCAGATAGCACAACCGGACTTGGGAGCGTCGGTATCAGAGAGGTTTTACCCGCGCCAGCCTGTCCGTATACAAGGAGCTTGACTCCTGATGATGCTACGAGCGATTTAGTTGTTTTGAGGTTGATTGCCATAGTTCACTTTCTGTTTAAGTTGTTACTAACCGTGCCGTAGCCATAGCCGTAGCCGTTGCCATAGCCGTAGCCGTAGCCGGTGCCGTAGCCATAGCCGTCGCCGTAGCCGTTGCCATAGCCGTAGCCATAGCCATAGCCGTTGCCATAGCCGTCGCCGGTGCCATAGCCGTAGCCGGTGCCGTGACCGTCGCCGCTCCCAACTGGGCGAAACATCACAGACCCCAGCCGTCTGCAACAGGGACGCGGAACACTTCGGCCCCTTCGGGGATGTCTACGCCGTTGGGCATGGGCTTGATGTTGGCTTTTGGGTCTTTAGGGTTTGCGATGACGCCGTCAAACCCGATGCGCTCCCACGAAAACACCCACACAGCGCGAGCGAGCTTGATACGCCCGTTCTCGCGCGTCACATCGCCGGCAAAGATCCAGCCACGATCCACAACAATGACGGCGCGGGAACCGGTAATCGGTTGATCGACACTGTCTTCACGCACATAAGAAACACCATTGATTTCGACTCTGTTCATAATTTCTCCTAATGATTAAAAAGGCGCCGGTAGCGCAGTTGGTAGAGGTTCCTCACGGAACGGTGAAGGTTTTGGTTTTGGCAGCGGGTTCCCTTTGTACGTCGGGAACGGCCAGTTCGGTGGAGGGGTTTCCATGTCATGGGGGCTGAGAGCCCCCCTCCTTTATTTTGATGTGGTCTTGACGCTGTAGACCGCCGTGGTCTTGGTGTGTGCGGCCACCACATCG